CTCTCAAAAAGCTGCGGACCACCCTCGCCGACCTCACCCAGACAGATGCCGACCTCAAGCTGGCCCGCCTGCGCGAGGAGTACGCCGAGCTCGAAAAGGTCGTCGGGCGCAACAACCCGCAGCTGGCGGAGATGCGCGACCTGATGGGCGAGATAGAGCGCACGGGCATCTCCCCCGCCGAGCGCAAGCGCAACCAGCGCGACTTCGACAAGGAGCTGGAGGTGCTCCGCGCCGAGGCGCAGGTGCTCGAGGTCGAGCGCGCCCTCGCCACCACCAGCGGCGGGCGCAAGAGCAGCGACGGCGAGATACAGGCCGCCCTTGAGCGTGCCCGTCTTGAGCAGCAGGCCACGGAGTGGCGCAAAAAGGGCATCGACGAGGAGCGCATCGGCGAGCGGATGCGTCTCGAGGGCATCAAGATCGAGGCCGACGCCCGCAAGAAGAATGGCGAGCTCACCGTCCAGTTCGAGCGCGCGTACCGTGAGACGGTGCTCGGCACCACCGAGGCCCGCCTCGCTGCCATCCGCGAGGAGGCAGACGCCTACATCGCCGCCGGTGCCGACCGTATCCGCGTCGAGGAGTGGGTGCGTGAGCAGACGCTGCGGATCTCGCGCTCCGGGTCTGACGGTGCCATGCGTGCCCTGCGCGACTACCACGACGCCGCGACAGACATGGGCAAGGGCATGGAGCAGCTCGTCGGCAACACGTTCTCGAGCATCGAGGGCTCGTTCTCGCTCACCACCAAGGGCATGAGCTTCAAGTGGACGGACATGGTGGACGGCATGCTCAACGACATGATGCGCCTCACTCTGCGTAATTCGGTCACCGGCCCGCTGGCGGGTGCTCTTGGGTCGCTGGTTGGCGGTCTGTTCGGCAGCGGCCTAGGGGGTAGCGGATCGTCGGCTGTCGGTTCCATGAACATAGACGGCGGTCTGTCAACGTGGGCCAAAGGCGGCGCGTTCGACGGGAGGCATGGGCTGTCGCATTACAGCAGTTCCATCGTGGACAGCCCGACCCTGTTCGCCTTCGCACGCGGCGCGGGGATCATGGGCGAAGCCGGGCCGGAGGCCATCATGCCCCTGACCCGCACTAGCGGCGGGGCTCTTGGCGTTCGGGCCGAGGGCGTCGGCGGGGTCATCGTCAACGTCCACAACTACGCCGGTTCTCCGGTCGAAACGCGCGAGACGCAGGACGCCCGGGGAGGCCGCAACATCGACGTCATCATCGGTGAGGCCGTGGCCCGCGAGGTGCGCCGTCATGGCAGCGGCGTGGATACCGCCATGCGCAGCCGCTATGGCGCACGGCCTACACTGACGAGGAGGGGATGATGATCGCGAGTTGGCCTAGTACGTTGCCGCAGGCCCCAGACGCGGACGGCTATCAGGAGCAGGCACCCGACCTGACGTTGCGGACGAGCATGGATACAGGCCCGGCCAAGGTGCGGCGCAGGGGTGCCGCGCGCCCGTGGGTCATGCAGGTGTCCTTCACGCTCACCGCCGAGCAGTCGGAAACCTTGCGTGCATTCGTGTACGACACGTTGTCCGGCGGTGCCCTGCGGTTCACGTGGGTGCATCCCCGCATGGGTGCCGCCATCGAATGCCGCCTGCGGGGCACGGGTGAGAACCTGTACACGCTCACGCCGTCAGGGGCGGCGCACTGGGTGGCGAGCCTCTCGCTGGAGGTGCTGCCGTGAGCCGCTCGCTGTCGTCGTCCATGCTCCGGGCCATGTATGAGCCGGAGACTGGGGATTACCCGATACTGCTCATCACCATCACGCACCCGTCGCTGGCTGCGCCGCTGCGCATCTCGTCCGACCCGACACAGCGCACCGTCGTCACCGATGAGGAGGTGGTCTACGGCACGGTGAGCCGCGCCGAGACGTTCGTCTTCGTGCCGTTCTCCATCTCGTTGCCCAACGACAGCGCGGAGGAGACACCCCAGACCAGCATCACCATAGACAACGTGGGGCGGGAGATGGTGCCCACCATCCGCTCCCTGACCAGCGCGCCGGAGATAACGCTGGAGATGGTCATGGCCTCCACGCCCGACGTGGTCGAGGCCGTGTTCCCCGGCTTCGCGCTCTCGTCCGTAACCTACGATGCCATGAGCATCTCCGGCACGCTCTCCGTGACGGAGTTCACCACCGAACCATGCCCGGCGGGCACGTTCAACCCCGCCGAGTTTCCGGGGATGTTCTGATGCAGTGCCGCAACCAATGGTGGAACGAGTATGTGGGGCTGCCCTTCGCAGACAAGGGCCGCACCCGTGAGGGGTGCGACTGCTGGGGTCTTGTGCGCCTCGTGCTGCACGAGCAGTTCGGCATCGACCTGCCGAGCTACACCGACGACTACACCAGCACCTCCGATAACGCAGGCATCGCCGGGGCCATCGACAACAACATGGCCGGGTGGCGCATCGTACCGCCCGGCGACGCCAGAGAGGGCGACGTGGTGCTCTTCCGCATCGGCGGGCTGCCGCTCCACGTCGGCGTGGTGATAGGCGATGCGCGCTACATGCTCCACGTCTGCAAGGGCGTCGATACCTGCACGGAGCAGTACAGGTCGCCCCGCTGGCTCTCACGTCTGGATGGAGTGTACCGCCATGAAGGCTGACGTCGTATCCGTCACCGGGTGCCCGCATCCGTTCCGCCCCGGTGACCGTGTGCACGATGTCGTGCCCGTGGGGGGCACGCTCGAATCCATCGTCGTGCGTGGCCTCGACGACATGGGCGTACCGGAGGCGTTGCGCGGCTGCGGCCATGCTTTCGTGGACGGGGAGTACGTCCCGCGCGACAGGTGGGCCGACGTCACGCCACGCGCCGGGAGCACGGTCACCTATCGCCTCGTGCCCGCCGGGGGCGGGGGCGGCAGCAAGGCTTTGCGCGGGCTGCTCACCGTCGCCGTCATCGCCCTCGCGGTCGTCTCGCAGCAATACTATCTGGCGACGTATGGCACCACGTTCACCACGGCGGCTGGCGTCACGGCCTATACCGCCGGGAGCATGGCGGCCTCGGCAGCGGTGGCGGCAGCCGTCACCGGGGCGGGGATGCTGGCCATCAACTCGCTGGTGCCGTTGCGCCCGGCGAGCCTGTCACAGGGCACGGCGTCGAGCGCGGCCGATTCGCCCACCTATTCCATCGAGGGCGCACGCAACACGCTGCGCCCGTGGGGTACGGTGCCGTTGTTGCTCGGGCGGCATCGCATCGTGCCGCCGCAGTGCGCCATGCCCTACACCGAGGTGGTCGGCAACGACCAGTACGTGCGGCAACTGTTCTGCCTCGGCTATGCCGAGGTGCAGATCGAGACGGGGTTCCGCCTCGGCGAGACGGACATCAACGCCTACAGCGACGTGCAGCTCGAGGTGCTGCCGTTCGCGGACAAGACCTCGCGCCCGGCGCACTACTCCAATGACGTGTACGAGCAGGGCCTCTCCGTGCAACTCAAGCAGGCCGGAGGCTGGCAGACGCGCACGACCCCGCAGGCGTGCGACCGCATCGACATCGACATCTCGCTCCCACGTGGTCTCGTGGAGTTCAACGACCGTGCCCAGAAGATTGCGCGCTCGGTGCTCATCGAGGCGCAGTACGCGCCCAAGGGCTCGCAGGCGTGGGCGTCTCTGGGCGGCCCGTTGCAGGTGGGGGCGACGAGCTACCAGTTCGAGCGTGCCCGGCAGCAGGTGAAGGTCGGCGAATACGTCGACGGCAACATCTACGACATTACGGAATGGCGCGACGTGCCGCAGTGGCATGTCATCTGCTCCAGCGCGTCCGGACGCATCGAGCAGCGGGCCGGGGCCATCGGCGTGGACAGCCCCCAGCCGACACCCGCAGGGTACACGGGCATCGTGCAGGTGCGCGTCGTCGGTTCCGTCGTCTCCCGCGTCGTCATCATCGCGCCGGCGGGCAGCGACGCCATCACGTACACGACGGGCACGGGCAACAACCGGGCGCAACTCTCGCTGTCGCCGCTCTCGCTGCCCATCACGTCTCTGGAGGTGACCGCAGCCCAGACCTCGGCGTTGCGGCGTACCGTGGGCGTGGACGTGCCCACCGGACAGTACGACGTGCGGGTGCGCCGCATCACCGCAGACACGGACGACAGCAAGATAGCCGACGAGACGTGGTGGGGCGTCCTGCGGTCGACGCGCAGGATAGCGCCCCTCCGGTTCTCGCGCCCGCTGTGCGTCGTCTCCACGCGCATACGGGCCACGGGGCAACTCAACGGTGCCCTCGACGAACTCAACTGCATCGCCCAGACGGTGTGCCTCGACTGGGACAAGGCCACCCGCACGTGGGTGCGCCGTCCCACCAGCAACCCCGCCAGCCTGTTCCGGTACGTGTTGCAGGGTCCGGCCATCGCCCGCCCCGTGCCCGACGACCGCATCGACCTCGACCAGCTCGCCTACTGGCACGAGTTCTGTGAGCGCCGCCGCCTGACCTACAACCGCGTCCACGACTACACGGCATCGGTGGAGGAGGTGCTGGACGACGTGGCGGCAGCCGGGCTTGCCGGGCGGGCACGGCCCAACGGCAAGTGGTCGGTGGTCATCGACGAGCCGCGCACACGGGTGGGACAGCATTTCTCACCGTGCACCTCGTGGGGATTCCGTTCCACCAAGGCGTTGCCGCAACAGCCCCACGCGTGGCGCATACGCTTCGTGAACGCGACACAGGACTGGAAGCAGGACGAGCGCATCGTCTACGCCGACGGGTACGATGCGGACAACGCGACCGTGTTCGAGGGGCTTGAACTGCCGGGCGTGACCGACCCCGAGCAGGTGTGGGTGCTCGGGCGTCATCACATCGCCTGCGCCCGACTGCGGCCCGAAGAGTACGAACTGTACGCCGACATGGAGCACCTGGTCTGCACACGCGGCGACCTCGTGGTCGTGCAGCACGACGTGCCCATGTGGGGGGTGGCTTCCGGCCGCGTGAAGTCCGTGGCGGGGCAGGTGCTCACCGTGGACGAACCCGTGAGCATGGAGGCCGGGCAAGCGTACCGCATCCGCTGGCGCAGTGTTGACGGGGCCTCGCACGTGCGCGACGTGGTCACCGTGGCGGGTCGCTCGCAGACGCTGCAACTCTCCGGCACGGGCGATGTGCCCGAGGCCGGTGACCTGTGGCTGTTCGGCCTGCTGGGGCGCGAGTGCGCCCAGCTGGTGGTCAAGGGCATCGAGCCGGGCGAGAACCTCACAGCGCGGCTTGTCCTCGTGGACTATGCCCCCACCGTGTTCGATGCCGCCACCGGCCCCATCCCCCCGTTCGACAGCAACATCACGTTGCAGGGCGACGCCCCTGCGAAGGCCCCGCACAAGCCTTCGGTGCTGTCGTTGCGCTCTGACGAGGCCGTGCTCGTGCGGCAGGCGTTCGGCGTGCTCGTGCCGCGCATCGCCGTCGACTACCGCGCCACCGCTGGCGCTTCGGTACAGGTGCGCGTGCGGCCCGTTGGCGGCTCGTGGCGTCTTGCCGGTGCGGCTGACGTGGAGGATGGCGTCGTCTACGCCGACGGCGTCGAGGAGTCTGTCGAATACGAGGTGTGCGTGCAGGCCATCACCCGCCTCGGGGTCGGGTCGGGGTGGACGGCCCCGCAGCGGCATACCGTGGTGGGGCGCACCACGCCGCCTCCCGCGCCGTCTGGCGTCTATCTTGAGGGGACGCGTGTGTACTGGACCATGCCCGACGACGCCCCCGTGGACGTGGCGGGCTGGGAGGTGCTGATGGGCATGGACGACACCGACCCCGTCGAACGTGCGCTGCTGCTCACCACCGGTCTGCTGACCGAACGCCGGTTCGACGTAGGGCCGTGGGCCGGGAGGGCGCGGCGCGTCTTCGTGCGCACGGTCGATGATATCGGCCTGCGTAGCCCTGCCGTCTCCGCCGTCGTCAACCTCGGCGACGAGCCCGTGCAGAACGTGGTGCTCACCATCAGCGAGGCGGCGCAGGGGTGGCCCGGCACGCTCGCCGACGGCATCCGGCTTGACGGCAAGGTCCATGCCGCAGGGGCACGTGCGATGTGGGGCGGTGGGGCCATGTGGCCTCCAACGACCATGTGGGGCGATGCGTACCTCCCTGTCTCATACGTCGCGCGCCTGCTGGTGCCGGAGGAGGCCACGGGCGCGAGGTTGCGCGTTGCCGTGCAGGTGGTCGCCGGTGTGCTCGACGCCGTGGAGTACGCCCACGGCCCGCGCCGTCCGGCGTGGGGCGACTCGCCCATGTGGGGGGCCGCAGCCATGTGGGGCGGCGTCATCCCCACGGCGTGGAACCCCATGCCCGACCTGCTCGACGTGGCCACGGGCGACGAGGTGTACATCCGCGTCACCTCACGGGGCGGGACACAAGGCGTGCTCGCCGACGTGCAGTGGACGTTCGACGTACCGGATGCCGACATCACGCTCGACGGCGTGGCCGTGCCGTCATCCGGCATGAGGCTGCCCGTCCCGGCGGGGATGTTCCGCTGGATACGCGCCATCACCTTCGGGCTGGAGTTCGACGGCGGCACAGCGGCGTCATGCCGCTATCTCGACAAGGGCATCATCGAGGCGGGGCGGGTCGTATCCGGCCCGCTCGTGCAGTGCATAGACAGTAACGGCGCACCTGTCGCCGGGCGCATCGACGCCCGCTTGCAGGGCGCGGCAGGAGGTTAACATGGCTGTGTTCCCACAGGCATCGGTATTGTTCAACGTGGACCCGAACTGGACGGCGGCACAGGCGCGTGTCGAGTTCGAACGCTGGCTGGCGGCAACGCTGCAACTCCCCGGTGCTGCCGAGGCCGAGGCGCTCACCATCGCCACCGGGCAGATAACGCCCACGCGGGCGTCGGTCATCGTCGACACCGAAGGCGGTACGTCCGCCGACGACATCACCACCATCGCCACGACCAACATGCACGCCGGGGCGGTGCTCATGCTGTGCGCCGCCAACAGCGGGCGCACCGTGACGGTGAAGCACGGCACGGGGGCCGGTGGCATCGCCCTGCTGGGCGGTGTGGACTGCGCCCTGTCGACGACGCACTGGCTCATGCTGCGCCGTGTGGGTGATGCGTGGGCAGAGATGCCGCCCCTGCGGGCGGCGACAGCATCCGACATGGTCGCAGGTCACGTGTTGGCTGGCAAGACGACTGCGGAGGCGGTGCGGGGTGCGATAGGGGCTCCAAATACGAACGTGGGGAGGTTCTCCTACTCCTACAGAAATGGTGCATCTGCACAGGCGATAGCTGCCAACACATGGACGGACGTAACTAGGGGGACCCCAGTAGTTGGTGGCGACCTCGGGGCAACTGACCCCGGTACCGGAGTACTTGCTCTTCGTGTTCCAGAAAGTGGAACTTATATGATACGTGGTTGGGCGGGCTTTTCATCCACAACAACAGGTACTGTGGTAGCTGGCTTTGCAAAGAATGGCACTCTGCTGATAGAAAATGGATACACACACGTAGTCGCCGGTGTAAGCGCAACGTCTTACGTCATCTCGACTGCGCTGCTGGCCGCAAACGATGTACTAGTCCTTCGAGCATATGCTACCATGGCGGCCAGTGTGTCTCAAACCAACGCAGGAATGGAACTTTTGAGGGTACGCTAATGAAGAACTTTCGCATACACGAAGCGCTCTGCCATTTGTTCCCAGAAGCCCCCGAGGGGTCTTGGAAGCTCGAACAGAGCTCATATACCAATGGGGAAATCACCATTACCGAATGGAGTATTCCCGACCCGCAGCCGACACAAGCGCAATTGGATGCTGCGTATCTGGCTCTAGAGCGGGGGGATAAAATCAACGCCATCCATGCCGGGCACGATGCCGCGCTTGCGGGCGTGGTCGCCCTCTCCGACCCTACGCCCACCACGGTGGCCGTGGAAGCCGCGTTGCTTGCCGCAACCGACCTCACCGGGCTTGAGTATGCCCGGCAGAAGCTGGCCACGCGCAGGGCAGAACTTGAAGCGATGGTCGACGCCGCAGCCACCACCGAGGCGCTGGAGGCCGTGGTCGTGAGCTATCCGGTGTAGGGGGAATTGGATGCCTGTTCTGTAAACAGTTAACAAAAGTATTGCCTCAATAGGTGCTGTGCCATAAAGGGAAAGGACACAGAGGTACCAGCTCTGTGTCCTTTCCGGGTCTGTAGCTACTGTACGGCATCGACCCGCTTCAGACTTGGCGGCCTTCTCGCTTTCGCGGGGAGGCCGTCGGCTTTTTTGCTAGGCTCTAGTCAAAGCCCAGACCAAAATTGCATGCGCGACATTCATAAACATGAGTATGTCGGCTTTGGTCATGAACACCTCCTTGAAAGAATGCGCCACATGATGCCGAGGCAACTAGATTTTAACAGTCGTGAAAGAGTGCGACAAGATAGCCAAAACCGACAAGCAATGCCCGCAAACCCTTTAGGCACAACGATTCACGTAGTTAACCAACTGTCATTCCTATCTTATTTTTTACCCCACAACCACATCAAACAAAAATACATAATAAAATCAGCATATAAAACTGAAAAGCAGCACTTCCGATCCACCAGTATAGAGGGTGTTCATAACAATCTGCCAGCAAAGCATGCTCAACCTGATGAACGTCTGACCTTCACTGCCACGGATATGGTCACGCCCCACATGCTGCTGTATAGGAAGCGTATGCTCATTCGCGCCGCCCTCCTCTGCGCCCTGCTCGCCTGTCCCTCGCTGGCCCTCGCGTGGCCCGGCGTTGTGCTCGACGTGCACGATGGAGACACGCTCACCGTGCGCCGCACGAGCGGTGACGTCGTCAAGGTACGACTCTATGGCGTGGATGCCCCGGAGCTTGCACAGCCCGGCGGGCCAGAGGCCCGCGACTACCTGCGCGCGATGCTCGCGGATGGGGGGACGGTCGACGTGCGAACGATGGACACCGACCGATACGGTCGCGTGGTGGGGCGGGTGCAGCATGGAGACATCGACGTCAACGCGGCCCTGCTCGACGCGGGGCAGGCGTGGGTGTACCCGCAGTATTGCCAAGCCATCTTCCCGTGCACGGAGTGGGTGGTGGTGACGATTCGCGCAGTTCTCGGGCAACGCGGCCTATGGGCCGCAGGGATGCCGCAACCACCGTGGGACTGGCGACGCGAACGACGAGCCGCCCGTGCGGATGCCGAGTAAAGCGAAAGCCCCCGATGCGGGGGCTTTCACATTACTACATTATCAAGTCATTGTGCCGTGTGCTCGTTTACACACTAAGAGTCATCGCATTCACATATGCAACAGCATCCGTGCACATCAGGATCATAAGGAACTTCCCCAATCACTCCATTGTCTTCTTCGCTTTTCATCATCTTTGCAAAGCAAGATTCACACACAGCAACTTCTGGATACTGTTCATCAGTCTTATCAGACATCATATTTCCACATACTCGAACTGCTCTCATACATCACTCCAAGCTTGAAGTTATTTGTTATAGAATCCAGATACATGCCGTTGAACACCTTCTCATCACAGAGTCAGAATGGTAGCGCCTGCTCCGGGACAGGATAGGGTTGCATGACCGTGGCCTCAATCGTGGATAGAAACTCGTCGAGGTCTACCCCGAATCTCTTTTTAAACTCGGCGGCAACTCGTCGCTTATCCACGGCCCCATCTGGCCTGTGGTACATCTGCTCCAGCGCCCCCACTGTGAGACGCATATCGACCTGCTGTGGCGTAAGCATCGCAGGGACAGCGGCGAGACGCCACCGCAGGTTGCCATCAGCAGCAGCCCGCCCGCCTTTACGCAGGTACTCCGCCTGTGCGACCGGCAACACGCCTACGGCCCTAGCGCTAGGTGCCACACGCACCATCACCGTGTCAGCACCGGTATCCCACGCCCGAGAGTACGCTGTGCCCATGGCCGTCTCGACCAACTGGCGGATGTCAGACGCACTCGGGACGGTTATCCAGATGGTCATGCGTTGCAGCCCCGTGCCGGTGCGCTGCGGGTCCTCGCGCATCACGGTATAGGGCTTCACAGCAGGCAAGACCGTGGAGTCGAGAGTGGATATGACGTGGTCACGAGAGATGCCTTGGGCTATCAGGCCCACGACGTACATCAAACAGACGGCTATGCCTACGATGGTACGTATCCTCATGCTCCGCCCCTAGAACGACACGCTCTTGCCACACGACATGCAAACGCGCGCGCCGTTGTCCATGTCTGCGCCGCAGTGCGGGCAAGGGCGCGTTGCATGGCCTGTGCTCTGCTGCGCTGGCGTGACGTCGCCTCGGCAGTGGCGGCACACGTTGGCAGCCTTGTGGATGGGTTCGGCGCAATGCGGGCAACGGCGGTAGCCCGCAGGTACACCGCTGCCGGGACCGAGGATCAAAACCAGCAGCACCAGAATGGGGATGAAGAAGCACAGAACACCCCAGACAAGCCCATCCCGGCCCTTGCCGTTGGCCACACGATAGCCGATGGCCCCGGCCACAACGCCAATGAGGAGCAGAATTTCAAGGCTCATCAAAGCTCCCTACAGCCATCGAGGCGCATTCTTCGGTGCTGCGAAGCGGGCCATACTCCCATATACGGGGTCAGTGCGCGGCAGTAGTTCGAACTTGGCATAGTCGCGCCGCACCATCACATAGAATGGGGGCTGCTTCTTGGGCCACGGCACCTTGCCATCGGCGATAATCTGCTGCCCGATGAACTGGCTACGAATTTCAGGACAACGACTGACTGCCACCTTGATGGGTTCCCACCTACCCAAGGCAGGCAACCACAGCTGAAGCGTACCGGCGGGCAACAGCAAGTGCATCCTATTGGAGAATCGAAAACCATAGCCCCGGCCAGTCACATCCGAATACCCGCCACTACGCCAAGCAGAGACAAAGAACATATCACGCCCCTTTCGATTGAACCCTGAAGTGCTTCCCGAACACCTTCCACCAATGCTCTTCAGAGACAATGGAAACACGGGCACTACCAGCCCTCCGCGCGATTGCCTCCTGCAGCTTGGACGAAAAGGAGTCGCTCCAGCCAAGACTACCTACGACAAGAACGCACTCTTCCCCTGAAATGCAGTTACGGTATGTTCCGCCAAAGCTTTTGATGATCTGCTTGCAGTATTCCCGCTTTCCTGCTCGAAACTTTCCGGTCAGGCAGAAACGCTGTGCTGGCAAAAGCTCAGGCGCGGGGTCGTCATAGGGCACACCAATGGGAAGACATTCGCGAGGAGCACAAGGCACGGGGTCGTGCGCACGACGCACGATTTCGATGATCTCTTTCTGCTCCTGAACATCAATCATGCCATCATCAAGCATCCTTTCAATACGACAGTACAACGCATCCACTGCCCAGTCATTTTTGGCAAGGGCATGCACCTTGAGCCAGCGCCTGAGGTACTCGATTTCGGAGGGGATGACCTCACCATCGGCGAGTAGTCCTTCAAGCAAACAGAGCAGTTCGCGTTCGTCATCTTTTACCGGGCTGGGCGTTCGCTTCTTTGCCGCCGTATGCACAAATGCTGACAGCAGATCTTCGGCCATACCCCCTCCTGTGTATGAAAGGACAGCCACAAAAAAGCCCCATACCGCATCGGTACGGGGCCACATGGCTTTCAAAGACAGCTGAGAAGATCAAAACCAAGAGGCAAGACGACAGCGGCACCGGAACGGTTCACGGCAGCGGCAACGCTGCCCCTTCCAGCATCGGGAGGAATCTCCACATATCGTTGTGTCCGGCCCATACTCACCCTTCCTGCGACCTGATGCGCTTCGCCCGGCCTGCCGAGGCCAAAGGCGAACCCCAGAGGAGGAGCCGCGACGCCGCAGAGCCATAGACTCGCACCTCTAGGAAGAACGATTGAACATTAACGAACGAGTTAACCCAACAGCGAGAGCAAAGGCAAGACTCAACCATGAGCGGCTTCAAAAGCAAGGCGCACCATGGCAGGAAAAGCATAGTCTACACCATGAGACCTATTCTTCCTCATCCTCCTCGTTGAACTGGTTTCCTAACCACTCTAGCGCGTCTTCATAACTCCAATCAAAATGCTCTGATATAATTTCTACAATACCATCTATGGCATCGCTGACAGAATCATACACTTTTGGAGAACCATCTTCACACATTTCTGAGCTGCTATATCGTATACAAATAGCATAGGAAGGCTTATTCCTCCCTCTAGTCCCTATGAGAATATCTGCTTGACCATCTAAAATCAGAGTATAAAAATCGCTATAATGAGTATCAAAAATACCTTTCAATGTACTTTCTAGATCATTAGCCATAACTCCTCCAGTTTAGAACAGCCCCTAGCGCTTGATTACACGTTTTATGTGCCTTACCCCAAACTAGCACTAAAAAACCGCCCCCGAGCTGACAAGCAGCACGGGGGCAGTTCATTCTACCGACAGCAACGCAGACCGAGAGGCAACGAGCTAACGACAGCGACACCGGAAGGCTTCACGGCAGCGGCAACGCTGCCCCTTCCAGCATCGGGAGGAATCTCCACATATCGTTGTGTCCGGCCCATACTCACCCTTCCTGCGACCCGATGCGCTTCGCCCGCCTAGTCGAGACCGAAGGCGAACCCCAGAGGAGAAACCGCGACGCCGCAGAGTAATAGACTCACACCTCTAGGAAGAACGATTAAACATTAACGAACGAGTTAACCCAATCGCAAGGGCGAAGGCAAGAGCCGATGCGGACTCACACTATGTACTCTGCTTCTGCATCAACACCGCGTTCGGGTCGCTCATTCACCTTTGCCCCGACACATGTTCACCGCTTCGATCGCCGTATTGAACGTCCGAATTGATCGGTTCATGTTGTCTACAAAATCGTCCACGTCATCTGCATAGTGTGCACGCCTCGCGTATGTCGCAGCGCTATCGAACTCCGCCTGAGCGTCATCACACCCACAATCGCCAGCCGCGTACGAGGCCTCCTCTAGCGCGTTTTTCGAACGCCGCGCGTACCCTTTTGCGTCCTCAAGATCCCTGGCTTTCGTTGCTCGCCTCATTTGCGCAAAGGCATCATCCACCGCATACGATAGCGCGCTGCAATCACTTGCCCCGGCTGGAGAACAGAGGCCTATCACCACTATCAAGCCCGCAAAGAATGACGGCAGAGGAATCAGTATCGTCCTCATGGCACGGCCTAGGTACGTCCGCACGATCACTCGTTGCAGCACACTTTTATCTGCTCGTACAAGTGGGTCGCGAACTTCAAGTTGGCTTCCTGAATATCGCCTTCGCCGGCTACAACATACTTTTCAGAAAGATACTCCCTGATTCCACAGTTGTACTCTTTTGCATAGTTATCTGTAATCTCTATCGTGCCACCCTTGGTACGTACCGCAGTCACGAAAATATCGTATTCCTCAAGCGCAACCGTGTGGCTCTCTGCAAGCTCTACGGCCTCTTCAATAACGTCTGGATTGTCGCCTACTGATGACATCAAAACACGACATTCATCAATGAAACAAAATGCCACCATGTCGTGTGCACCAAACGCACACTTGAAAACTTGAACACCATCCTCTTCAAGCAGACCAATCAAACGAAGGATGGCACTTGTCTTTCCGGTACCACTGACACCTTTGACACGTATTACACTCTTCATGCTGTACTCTCCTTTGAGTTGATAAAAAAAGCCCCCGAGCTGACTCGCAGCACGGGGGCGGTTCATTCTACCGACAGCAACGCAGACCGAGAGGCAACGAGCTAACGACAGCGACACCGGAAGATTTCACGGCAGCGGCAACGCTGCCCCTTCCAGCATCGGGAGGAATCTCCGCATATCGTTGTGTCCGGCCCATACTCACCCTTCCTGCGACCTGATGCGCTTCGCCCGGCCAGTCGAGACCGAAGGCGAACCCCAGAGGAGGAGCCGCGACGTCGCAGAACATAGACTCGCACCTCTAGGAAGACGATTGAACATTAACGAACGAACTTAATCGCAAGGGCGAAGGCAAGGCGTACACCCCACGCGGGGACGCTAATACTCGAAGGCAGTCATTCTATCGAGGAAAAGCTCGAACTCTTTAAGCTTAATCTCTTTACCAATTCTATCTATCTCATCACTATTTATGATTGGAGTATTACGAACTATCTCATGTAGAGCTGCATGCCCCTCAAGCCAGTCCATGCCCCACAAGCAAACGTCCTGTTCACCTTTAACAATTCGACACAAATCCTCTTTGTATTCTATATCCTTGTCATAAGGAATAGAGACTCTTTGAAGCCAAACATACATATGGCCACTATGAGGGTTTTGCGAAAATTTAGTATAAATTAGCTTTAAAATATCTATTTTATCCATATCGCTCTCAATAAAACTCAACAGTATACTCAAAACACCAGCACAAGAAGAATGCAATTTAGGATTACTGCAAGCCATATCTACAACTATACTTATCAAAGGCATAGCATTGACATTACGAACTCTTTTTATTCTTTTATACACTTCAATCAATTCTCTACATGCAACACCAGAGTTTGGGTTACGCCTCAAATGTTCTCGTATTGCCAACAGTTGTTTCTGTATATCCTTATTAAACCTTCCTGCTCGAATCCAATCTAGTTTATCTGACTTTATCGAACTCGATATAACATCGTTTGAAATCATTGTTTTAGAGCTATTAAATCTTAATCCAACTTCAAACGCGACTTGGTTCAACCTCTTTAAAATATCACATCCATCTCGTTCAGAATTGACAAAAATACGATAATCATCGCGGTATCTCATGATCAAATAATCATCGATTCCTATTTGCCTAATCTGCGCCGATAACTCCATATCCATATAACCAAGAACCATTTCTGCAACAAAGTCCATCAAGGTTGAGCCTTGAGGGATACCATTAGTCTGAGCATACTGCATATCTTGCAGTGCTCTATCTATTTTATTACCGACAAGATTTGGGTTTCTCCGCTCTGCTTTAGCCTCTTCTTTGCCATGCAAAGCCCACGCAAGACTATGCGTATATATCGAATCATAGCAATTCGCTATATCTGTCTTATATATAAACTGATACTTTAGTGCGCTTTCGACAGATTTTTGCTCAAAATTCGTCCACCAGTTACTAATCATTGCGGCTTTATCTTTCGAGTCGCTATCACTAGAAACAACAGGCATACTGGTGCATACTATTTTTTCATTAGACTGAAACTCTTTGAATCTATCAACGATCTCATTCCATGATTGGCAGATGATGTTCACCAACCGAACATAGGCAACAGGATTTATAATTTGCATCTTTCGCCAACTCAATAACCCATCTTTATTTTGCAACAATCTGTAATTAACAGAGTCACATGAACACATTTTCTTGAAATCTATTCCATTTCCACTACGTTCAACGTAACGGCATGTCTCATTAAGCACATTTGTAAATTTAAAATATGGAGGAAAATCAATATCGCAATAATGTTCATTCTTTAAAAGAAAATTGCGAGCCTCTTCCACAGTCAGTTCCAACAATGTTTTACCTGTTTTCATGATAAAACCCATCCACGACATATACATGTTAGCAGGACAAAATCGAATAGATGGCACAACACAGCTCTAAATACCGCCGCAAGCCCTACCAAACAAAAAACCGCCCCCGAGCTGGAACACAGCACAGGGGCGGTTTGGTTTTACAGTCTACGGCGGACGTAGATGACGGGGGCCATTTGGACGACCTCTTCACGCGGTAGTTCCAGCGTGAAGGGGCGGCGTCTTTCTTCTTCGTCGGCGTTATGCCAACCCTTCAGGCGTATCAAGCCCGCCCTCTCGCCCTCTCCCAAGTACAGTTTGATGGTTGCCATGTTGTCGCGCCGGACAACGTACACCGCGTCGCCTTCCAGCACTGGCTGGTCGGGGTCGCAGTAGCACACCTGCCCGGAGGCGATGCCAGCGGGCACCATCGACTCGCCCGCAGCCAGCACGGCCACCATGTTTTCCCCCATGATGAGCGGCGATGCGCTCACCGCGATGCTCGTCACCTGATTCCAGCCTTCCACCCCGCACGATGCAAGGCCGACCATCGGTATTGGCCGAAGTTGAACAGAGGCAGGCACTGGTTGCGTCGCTGCATGACCGACATGGAGCGGCTCGCCTTCTCCAGTGCGTAGCCATTCAATCGAAATTTTGAGCTTTTCGGACAACGCGAGCATGTCGTCGAGCGAAGGTCTTTGCCCTGCTTCCCAGTGACTCGCCTTCCCGCGCGAACACCCCACAAGCCGCTCTAAAGCCGACTTATTAGCTTTCACGCCTTCTTTTGCGCAAAAACTAGCAAAAATATCGAAAACTATTTCAAACTGATGTGACCAATCTTGCGACTTTTTGCGCATAAGCTAGTTCCAAAAGCTAGAAATCTAGCATAAAGATCAATTCAACGCTTACCCGAACTTCAACGCACACCGGAGGAACCAATGCCCTCACCCGTCACCGAAGAGACCATGAACGGCCTCATCCACCGCAAGCGCGTCCAGCCCTTCACCGAGGTGCTGCTGGCGCGCGGCTTCCATGTCGATGCCTACACAGGATTCACCCGTACGCGAAAAACTCCCACCTACTGCCGAGACTACGTCCACATGCGCATTCTCTGCGGCAAGCTCCGCGAGATCTCCGTGACCCGCACGAGTCATGTCCACGGGGCAGACGGGACAAGTGTGAGCTTCACCCGCACATGGGACAGCCACGACGCCAGCGACAACGGGCGTTGCCCCAGTCTGCCTCTGTTCGTCAGCCTGTTAGACGCCCTCTGCCCCGATGGAGACACGCCGTGGGCCTAGCCTCGGCATCCCCCATCACGAACCCCGCCGTGCAGCTCACGCATAGGCTCACACCTCTAGGAGTTTCGATATGGAATTAATGAACGACGTAACCCAATTACATCCCACCCGGCAAGAGCTCCTCGCCCTGTATCTCAAGCGCAAACGGCTCTCGTACGCCCGCCTCGGCAAACTGCTGGGCATCACCGGGCAGAGCGTGTTCCGCCTGTGCCGCAACGACACCGCGCCCACGCGCCGCGTGGAGCAGCTGCTTGAAGCGGGCATTCCCGCCGAGCTGCTGCCCGCCCCCCTCGACATTCCGCCCGGCCCCAAGCCCCGCGCCGAACGGCACGTCTCCGGCGACGGCATCTAGGCATCCTGCACCATCCACCGCACCGCGCCCCGGTGCAAGCAACGTCCATCATCGGAGCCTTTGCCATGCTGCAATCCACACCCACCGGACTGGACCTTTCGCGCATGTCGCTGCCTGCGGCGTTTGCCATTGCCCTCTCCATCTCGCCAGCCAGCCGCGACGAGATCGAGGCGGGCATGGGCTGGTCGCCCGACACGGCGGCGCGCATCTTCAACCCTTCCGACAACTACTGGCCGAGCCTGCCCACCCTGCCCCGCCTGTGCCGCGTTCTCGGCAACAGCGTCATGGCCGACTGGATAGCCCTGCGCGCGGGGCTGCGCCCGCACGAGGAGCACACCGCCCCGCTGGACGTGCCCGCCATGCTGCAGGGGATGGAGGCCCTCATGCGCGAGTTCGCCGACATCACCCGCGAAGCTGGCGCGGCCCTTGGCGACGGCAACCTCGACGCGGCAGAGGCCCGACGCATCCTGCGCGAGTTCTGCTCGCTGCTGGCGGCGGCCTCGCCCCTCATCGCCGGGTTACAGGCCGTGCGCGAGCACAGCGGGAGGCGACCATGAAGACCGACACCATCGCCGCACGGCTGCGCATCCTGACCATGGCCCACCAGCTGGAGCACGCCAACGGCACCGACGCCGTGCTCGACGCCTTCGACAGGCTCGAAGAGCGCGTGATGCGCGGGGTGCCGCTGGCAGAGGGCACGGGGCGTATGCCCGCGCTCATCGAAGAATTCTTCGCCACCTGCTGCGAGCTGGTCGAGGGCGCGAAGACGCAAGTGGGCGTCATCTACGACGCATTCCGCGAGTGGTGTGCAGAGTCCAAGGGGCTGGACGTCAACGCGGTGCCCAGCCTGCGCGTGTTCGGCGAGTCTACCCGGCGGGCCTTCGACCGTGAGGCGAGCAACAGGGTGTTCCTACTGGGCGTGAGACTGCGCCACGGGCAGCCGCAATAGGGGGCCGCCGTGGACATCGCCATCCTCACCAACCGGAGCAGCGACGATGCCCTTGCCTTGGTCGCCGCCCTCAGCGACCTCGGGCACGACCTGCACATCCTCATCCAGAGCGAGTTGACCAACGCGAATCTCGACACCATGCGCCGCGAGTACGACCACATCATGAGCGCTGACCTCGCCCTGATGGTCGGCAGGTACGTCACGCCCGGCATGGTGTTCGGGGCTGGTGTAGCCGTCGGCGCGATGACTCCCCTCGTCGCCGTGCTGCAGGACGACGAGGCCGACGACACTGCCCCATGCGCCCCGGCGATGCGCTTCGCCAGCCGGTCAGTACCCGACGCGGCGTCGGCGCTCGAACTCGTCGCCCGCTATCACCGCTTCTTGCTCGGGCAGGGCGACAGCGACGTCAACCCTCTGCTCTCCACGGGGGCCGCCCATGAGTGCTGACCACCCGTCCGTCAACATCGTGCGCATGGTCGATGCGTTGCGCCGCGAGGCCGAGCGTCTTGAGCGACTCGCAGGGCTGCAACAGGCAGACCGCGCCGCCATCGTACAGGTCAAGCTAGCCCTCAACCGCGTGCGCGACCGCCACCGCGAGGCCCTCGGCTTTGCGGCTGCGCCCTCACGCCGCGATTACGCCACGGAGGTGGCCTCATGACCATCGACAGCTTTGTTATCGACGGGACTGCCCGCGCCGTCAGCGGAATCGCCCACGCCATGACCGACCCGTTGTTCGTGTGGCCGCTTGGCATCGCCCTCGGCCTCGCTGGTGTCTGCGGCCTGATGCGCCTGCTGCAAGTGCGGACAGCCCGCGCCGAGGAGGGGCCGACTGTGATTTGGGTTCCGGCCGGAGGGAGACAGGCAAGGACGACATGGGCCGGGATACAGGCCGGGACGATACAGGTCGAGACGCTGAAGGGCGGAGAGCAGGCGAACCGAGAGACCCAAGCACCGGAGGTGCTGCGCCCGGCCCGCGCCATCCCGCTCGACGCCGAGGGGCTGCGCCAGTTCGCGGAGGCCGTGCATGTCATGAGTGGCGACATCATCCGCAATGGCTGCGGCGATGCCGCCCGCGTCCGTCGCTTTGGTGAGACCTGCGCCGTGGCTGCGAGGCTGGCCCAGCGCAACGCCGAGGGGGTGTAGGCCATGACCATCGGACGCTACCGGGTCGAGATGCAGGTGCACCCGCGCACGTGGGGCATGGTGTTCCGGGGCTTTCGGCAGCCGCTCACGCTGTGGGCGCGCGTGGGGTGCGTGACCGTGACGATTCAGGAGGGGATGTAGGTGTTGCTCGACCTCCTCAACATCAGCCGGGACGAGATCGTCGTTGACCTGTTCGCGGGCGGGGGCGGTGCATCGCTCGGCATCGAGATGGCAGGTTGCCGCGTCCACGCTGCGGTCAACCACGACCCCAAGGCTGTGGCCATCCACAAGGAAAACCACCCGACAACAGAGCACTACACGCAAGACGTTTTTACCGTGTCGCCGCAGTGGGTGACGCGCGGTCGCAAGGTGGGCCTCTTGTGGGCCTCGCCTGACTGCACGCACCACAGCAAGGCGAAGGGCGGCGCACCCACGCGCAACGCCCGTCGCCGCGAGCTGGCCCGCGTCATCGTGGACAAGTGGATACCTGAGCTGCGCCCAAGCGGAGCGCACCCCCGCGTCATCATCCTCGAAAACGTCGAGGAGTTTCAGGACTGGGGGCCGCTGGACGCCAAGGGCCGCATCATCGAGGCGCAGCGTGGCGAGTCGTTCAAGCGGTTCACTCGCGACCTCAAGCGGTTCGGCTATCGTGTCGAGTGGCGTGAGCTACGGGCGTGTGACTACGGCGCACCCACCATACGCAAGAGGCTGTTCATCGTCGCGCGACGCGACCGCCAGCCCATCGTCTGGCCCGAGCCGACGCACGGAGCACCCGGCTCGCCCGAGGTGCTGGCTGGCCAGCGCCAGCCGTGGCGCACGGCAGCCGAGTGCATCGACTGGTCGCTCCCCTGCCCGAGCGTCTTTGCATCGTCCGAGGAGATTATGGAGCGGCACGGGGTGCGGGCCATCCGGCCCCTGTCGCCCAACACGCTGCGCCGGGTCGCCAAGGGCGTCCAGCGGTACGTCGTGGAGGCCGCCGAGCCGTTTGTGGTGCAGATGCGTACCGGGGCCGTCGGTCATCC